CTTACCGGGCGCTGGTCGATGATTGCGCCGGTATCGATGCGGGCATATTTATCCGGATCGTGAAACGCGCCGGAAATGGTAAAAGTGCCGTCGCTATTGTCGCTGACACTCACCACCCGGTACTGCTGGGCATACAGTTCGTCAGATTCCACTACCCATACGCTTTCCGCCTGCGGTATCTCTCCGTAAGCGATACTGACCGTAACGGCCTGGCCGTTAACTGCCTGGATTGTCCGCGCCTGTGACGCGCCGGACGGCAGGTTGAGAATAAGCCGATCGCCCGGCCTGGCATCCGGCACGCGGTCGAGGGTGATCACGCGCCCGTTTACCGAACTGATGCGCCCACCAGTGACTTTACCGGACAGCATTTCGTCAGCGACGGCGATGATATAGCCCGGCTGCGGGATATTGCCGTCCAGCCCGACAGAGAACGTGACGATGCGGTCTTTATTGTTGGTCAGAATGCCCCAGCGCCCCTTTCGGTTTGCCTCGCTCTGCCGGGTGCAGCCAATCGCGGTCATCTCAAGCTGGTTAAATCCGTAACGCGCAACCAGCGGTTGTTCAAACACCGACTCCATGGCGTCGGCGTAGCCGTTAGCCGGGTCGGAATAAGAGACCAGCGCTGTGGTGTAACGGGTTTTGGTGGTGCTGCTTGAGTAAACGAATTCGCCGTTGACCACGTTGGCGCGGGTGTAGCTGTAATCAATATCGCGCGGCATGTCTGCCAGCGCCACAATCTGATTACCGCCCCAGTACGTCATGCCCCGGAAGATGGCGGCAAAATCGCGCAGCACGGTATAAGCCTCATTGCGGTCCTGCACATAGACGTTACAGGTATAGCGTGGCTCCACGCCGTTCCCGCCCCGCCCGTCCGGTACCATCTGATCGCAGTACTGCGCCACCTGATACAGCGTCCATTTATCGATATTCGACGCCATCAGCCGATGGCCCAGACCAAAGCGATCGGCAACAACGATGTCGTAAAAAATCCACGCCGGGTTATCTGTCCAGGCCCATTTAAACCCGCCCGTCCAGGTGCCGGTATAGGTGCGCGTCAGCGGGTCATAATTATCGGGGACACGGATAACGCGCATGGCCGGTTCGCATGAAATCTGCGGGATGCTGCCATTGAACTGACTGGAGTCGAACTCGATATACAGCAGCGCGGTATTCGGATAGCGCAGCTTGGCGTCGATCACTTCCGTGTAACTCTGCAACGTCATGGTGTCGCCGATTCTGGCGCTGTTGGCATCCGGCGTCAGTTTGCGAAGCCGTAATGTCCAGGTGCTGGCGCCACGCGGCAGGTCGATACGATGACTGCGCTCATAACCTGAGGTGGTTTTACCGGTTACCGCCGTACTGATAACAGTCTGCCACGCTCCACCATTAGTCTGCAGATCGACCGCATAGGCAACTGAGTTACCCACCAGATCCCCGTTATCCAGCTGCTGGTAAAGTGATGGCCATTTGATGCGCAGGCGAACGGCAGATAACTGCGTGTTGGTAAACGTGCGTGTCCAGGCAGTGGCACTTGATACCTCCGTACCGACACTGATTTCGTTTTCAGAGCCTGGCATGCCCTGAATATAGGGCTGAGCCTGATTACCTGGTCGGAAATCCCAGGCGACGCCGGAAAAGTTACGGGAGCCGTCCGGGTTTTCAATCGGGGTACCATCCAGAAAAATATTTCGTCCTGTCAGCCCACCAGCAAACTCCCCCTCGCCCAGGGCGATAAGGATTTTTGCTTTTGCCACCGACTGGAGGTCGTCCGGCTGTTCTGTGGGTGTGCGCTGTTTCGAGCCGCCGCCTTTGCGCCCTTTAACGAGTTTTGCCATGTTGTGCCCATAAAAAAACCGCCAGGCGGCGGTAACAGTGATGGAATAATCAGGGGGGTTATTGCTGATCTTCGACGTAAATCCCGGCGGAAATAATCGCGCCGCCAATACGACGTTTTCCGTAACCAATCGGAACGGGATAACCCTGCGCAGCTGTATTGGTCACGCCGCCGAACGCATAAGATGCCCGGTTATCGGCATCCTGCTTACTGGAGAGTCCTGAAGGTTGAGGGGATAGCATCTGGACTACACCACCTAACATCATGGCAGCTCCTAATTTAGCAACTCCATACCCAGCGGCGGATAACGTTCCTCCTGAAAAATAGCCAATTACTACCCCAACTACGACTAAAACCGCACCTAAAATTGTTTGTAGTGCTCCAGCTTTTTTGCTTCCAATCAATACAGGAATAATACGAATTATTTCTCCTGTGACAGGAAAATCTAAATCTTTTTCATTGATGTTATTCTTCCCGCGAAAAACAGCGTAAGTCAGCCCGCGCTGCCTGCTTGTATTCATGAACTGCTCAAAACCTTTAATAGTAGCCGCTAAAGAGCGGCAGGCCTCATGAGTAGAGCTAATTAATCTGTAATGTTTAGTTCCAAAAGTTTTACCCAAAACACCACCCAGAACTATTAAGGTCATTACTTCTTTCATGGATTTTCCTCATTAAAAAACCCACCTAAAGTGGGTTTTAATAAAGTGACAAGTTTAAATACATGAGCGCGCAGCAGAACCCCAATGATCATTCCAGCCTTTTGCTACTGCATATACCTTAACGTCACTTCCGCCTTGAGCTGCTTTGTCAATATGCACAATTGATAATGCGCCGAAAATGTCATCTGAAGCTATAATTTTATAACCACCTACGGTGGGGATGCTTGTACTGGATGACCGTAACTCAACCCATTTTGGCGCAAGGCAACGATTAAGCGTATCGACATCTTTGCTCGAATGCGCGGCGAAGATCGGACGCTGGGATTCTAATGAACTTGCCATACAACCTGATAACGCCGTCACAGCGGTAATTAATAATAAAAATTTCATCACTCGCCAGCCTCGTATCCGTCCATTACTGTTTTAATACATGCTTTGATAATAGCTTTCGTTGCAACTATGCTCCCGAGCATAGCTGTATTATCGATTGATGAATCTTGGCACGCATCATTAACTTGAGTGAGAGTGCTTTTCTTTTTAAAATCTTGACTAACTTTTTTATCGCTATTGTCAATCGCCCTTAATCTTACTCCAGTCTGATACCACATCTCACCCTGTTTAATATATTGCTGAGGATTCCCAAGCTGTGGATTAGTAGGGTGATTCGATTTAATCAATTTATTAACATAATTATTCACCACTTCAGCATATTCGCGCGCTGAGGATTGCTGGCCAGCGGAGACTGGTAAAGTTGTAAGAATTAGTACTATTAATAACGTTTTTTTCATGCCCCTATTTCCATAAAACAATGTTTGTCTAAATCCTATCAGCAGAATAGTTTAGTGCAATGGAAAAGTGACTGGTCTTGATTTTACCAACAAAATTAGAAAAAATTTTTATACCGCAATACTTTACATGTTCGATCCATCCAGTAACCACCGTACGGCACCCGCTGGCTGAGGTGACCGTAAAGATGATGCAGCAACATGTTTCCTTCCAACAATACTCCGGCGTGATTCCACTTATTCGACTGCACCTGCATAATCACTACGTCGCCCGGCTGCGGCGCGCCGGTGAACTCCCGGAACCCGCATTCGTACCAGTTATCCTGGTAAAAATTATCTGGGTACTGCTCCTCCCACCAGGGATAATCAACGCGGTAATCCGCCAGCTCGATACCGTACGTCTGGCAGTAGTAACTCATCACCAGCCCCCAGCAGTCGTAAACGCCCAGCACAAACGGACGCTCCAGCAGCGGAATTTCGCCCCGTGGCATGATGGTCCGTAAATCCCCTTCCGGCCAGCTGACGATATGCCAGGGCAGCGCCGTCACATCACACTGCGCCTTATCCACTTCACTTGGCTGCGTGGTGGCGTCCGGATGGCTGTGAACGATGGCGGTCACCGTTCCCCAGTCTTCCGCCGTGGCGTAATCCTCCGGCGAGAGGTGAAAATGTTCTGTGGGCTCGGTGGCGAGATTACGACAGGGGAAATATTTTTCCACCCTGCTTTTCTGCGCCACCACCCCGCAGCACTCGCGCGGATATTCCGCCTCGGCGTGGGCCATAATGGCCTCAATGGTCTTCTTGCGCATGTCAGCTCCGGATCAAAGAAGTGCCCGGGAAGCCGCCGAACGGCAGTTCGTTGCCTTCACCGAACCGCAGCTTGCAGGCGGTAAGTGTCCCATTACATTCATCGCGGGACGGGTCATCCACGGGATTGTTGTTTTTGTCGAAATAACGCGTTCCGGCGTAATCACACCCATCGCCGGTTCGGTATTTGTTGCGGATGCACCAGGTGCAGAGGGAATGAAGCTGCCGTGTCGGGATCATCAGTCCCTGCAAATCCATGGGGCTGGATAACGCGAACTCCACCACCTCACTGGTTTCAGAGGTTTTCGCGTCGATATACCAGACCTGAATTTTTTCCTGAGAGGCGTCTGCCGTCGGGTTTCCGCCGGGAAAGTTACGCGCGTCGAGGTATTGCGCCAGCGTGTCATGGATAGAGACCTTCGCCTGCAGCATATCGTCATACGCAAGGCACAGCGCCGTGACAGAACCATCAAGGTTGGCAACGCGAAGGACCGGCTGCGCACTTTCGCCACCCGTCGATTTTTCTGTTCCTTCAATCTCACACGGCCAGGCCTTATATTCCTGACCCTGCCACCAGATGCTTTTTGCAGCCAGTTTTGATTCGTCATCGCCGGCGGCGAGTATTTCAGCTTCAGAATGGGGAATGCTGTGACTGTGGAAGCGCATAACCTCCCCCACGCCGAATGCCGTACCGTCGACAGAAAAAAGCCGGACTGTGTCGCCCGGCTCAAGTTTCTGGTAATCGCTGTTGATCATGGTGCAAACGCCTGTTCAAAGGTTGCAGTAATTGTCATTACCGTTTTGCTCTTTATGACCTTCTGAAGGCTGTCAGCCTCAACCCGCCATAAAGCGAGATCACCGAAAGGCGGTTTAAACGAGAAGGATTTTGTTTTATGACGCCGGAGAAAAGCATAAATCTGCAGGCCCAGTTCTGGTCGCCCGGTAAAGGAATATTCGTAGGTCAGGGTCTCGCTGTTCAGCCCTGAACCACTGACCTGTGTATAGCCATCGCCGAACTGAACCTTGCGGATCGTGTCGGTGCTTTTAGTTGTGGGCTGACTGGCCGACTGAATCGACCAGGGAAAGGATTCAATAGCCATGTATTATCTGCCTCTGGTTGCGTTCCAGATAAGACCACCAGGACGCACTGCTTTTGCAATGCCATCATTAACGGCCTGCGTAATGACCTGCTGATAAGCCCGCCCGAGTTGGTCTCCGGGAGGTTGCTTCGTTTCATTCTGCGGGGAGGTGACGGAAACAGGCGCATAGACGCTGACACCAAAAGGCGCGGCGACAGCTGTTGACCCGGCGCCGACAAGACCACCCGACGCGTAACCACGCATCAGATTGTAAAGATTGCCCACACCCAGACGACTGGTTGCTTCTTTGGTGAATACGAACTCGCCACGGTGAACCACCCCGGCAGGCTCGTATTTCCCCCCGGATCCTGTGAAACCGCCGGTGGCAAAGCCCATTGCCGTCGTGGCCGAGTTGACCATTCCCACCAGCGCCTGCTTCATCAGTATTTGGGTAAGCATGGACATAATTGATCGAGTGAAATCCGACCAGCTTGCTTTACCGTTAGTGAGCATTGCTGCCATGTTTTCACTGATACCGTCAAACGCGGTAGAGGCTAATGATTCCATCTGGCCGTACGCGTCAGAAGCTGAATCAACATAGTTAGCCCATGCGGTTCGTGCCCCTGCCTGCCAGTTACCGCGTAACTCGTCCTGAGCCGCATAAAAATTCCTGAGCGACTCCAGTTCCTGCCGGTACCCTTCGTCCGTTTCCGTGCCTCCTGCATTTTTCCAGCCCTGCAGCAGTTGTGCTTCTTCCAGACGGCGCTGCGTATTACGGCTACTCATCCCGGTACTTTCCGTCAGTGCCCGCGTTTTTTCACCCATCTGCGTCGCATATTTCTGCGCTCTGTCCTGAAGGTTATTGAGGCGCTCCTGAATTGAGATCTGATCTCCCAAGCGGGCATTAATTTCGGCCTGCGCCAGTATCTGCTCTTTATTGCTGAGTAGGGATTTTTCGTCAGCCGTCAGAGCGCGGGTTTTCGCAGCCTTCTCCAGGACCGAAAACCTGGCCTGTTCTTTCCAGAGGTTCTGTCGCTGCTGGCTTATGGCGTCATTTAAATCCCGGTGCTGGCGCAATACCTCCAGTTGCGTCTGGAGTTCAAGCGTTTGCGCGCTGATCGAATCTGATGCCTTAACGCCACCAGGCGTGGTGGTTTTGGCGGGCTTTTTAAGCGAACTTTCGTATTCCTTTTTCGCTGCGGCCATCAGGGTGTTGTAGCTTCCCTGAAGGATGCGCCCTTCCTGCAGGGCCTTGTTCAGTTCCTTTTGTTTACTGGTGTATTTTTCCAGAGCTGTCTGCGACTTTTCATATGCGGCCTGCGCCTGAGCGGCATATTTCAGCCTGTCCCGCTCGGCAACAGACTGAGATTCAGCGCCTTCTGCGGAGACAGTCTGCAGATCGACCCGAAGCTGTGCCGCCTGCAAAATGACACGGGTGCGGTCCAGTACCTTCTGATACTGATTGCGCATCGCGTCAGACACGCCCGGTCCGGTCGCGAATTTATTGAAGTTGTTCTGGGCAATATCGAACTGCTGCTGCGCCTTTTTCAACAGCTCTGCACCGGTATCAGGCCGACCGATACCAAGGATTTTGTCCCACATCGACTTAAAGGCGTCGCCGACTGTGTTTGCCGCACGCTCCAGCGTGCCCATATTGCCTTCTATGGCACGGGTCTGGCGTTCAAAACCTTCAGTCGCCGCGGCGTTTGCCGCTTTCAGTGCGCCTGCCGCATCGCCGGAGCGCTGGAGCTGTGCCACATGCTCAATCTGTTCAGCCGTCACGTTATGAAACTGCTGCGCCATGGCAATCAGGCCGGATGTGGGATCGCTGGTCAGTTTTCCGAACGCTCTGGCAACATCCTCAATCTCAAGACCGCTTTTGTCCGCGAACTCAGTAATGCTCACCGAAAGACGCTCGAAATTAGCGCCTGCAGCAACACCTGCATTTACCAGCGCCGTTAACGTTCCGGCGGCAGCCGAGAAGGTAATCCCGGCGCTGGCGGCGGCTTTACTCACCATCAGCATTCTTTCGGCAGTCAGTCCAGCAGTATTGCCGGAAAGCACCAGTGTTTTATTGAAATCGGAGAGCTGTGAATTACTGCGGTACCAGGAATACAGCATCAGCCCGGCGGTAACTGCAACAGCAGCCAGCGCCACATTAAACGGCGTGATAAATCCGCGTGCCCGGCCAAGATTCTCTGCAGCATCGGAGGCGTTATTAAAACTCTCCGCAAGTTCACCCGCGCTGTCGCTCGCTTCATCCGTGGATTTCTGCACATCACCACTAAAGCCGAAGAGCGCATCGCGCAGCGCCTGAAACATTGGCCCAAAGCCGCCGAAGCTGTCTTTCACCTGCCCGCCCTGCTGGAGCAGGATGAGGAACGGAGACTGCCCACCGGCCAGCTGCGTGGCAATATCGGTAAACTGAGCGGGCAGCATGCGTACAGCATTACTGTACGCGCCCACTGACATCCCTGCACGGCGTGCTGCGGCTTCCTGCCGGTTAAACGCCCGGTCCACCTGGTCGGCGGCAGCGGTTGCAGCCTTACCCAGTTCGCTGAGTTTCTTTCCGCTGTAAGCCAGTTGCTCATTAAATTTTGGCGAATTCAGATCGAGATTAACGATCAGGTCACCCACCGGCTGGGCCATAGCGCACTCCTCCAAGACTTTCAGCAACGGACATCATGGTGTTGTCATCCTGTTCGGTAACCAAATCAGGGGGATTAAGAAGACTGAAGCTGGCGGGAGTCAGTTCCGTGTCCTTACACATGATGGAAATAATAAGATGGCTCAGGCGGGAAAAATGAACATCCTGCAGATCGTTTTCGAAATACTGTTCGCGGTAAAAACGCCCCCACTCAGCCAGTTCTGAAGATGACATGCCGGCAAGCATCTGGCGCCAGTCCGGGCGTCGAAATTCCCTCGCCAGCTTCATGACAAAATTCAGCTCGCCGGCGAGGACTTTTCCGCATCGGGCGCTTCGGCTTCTTCCTGATCCCCGGCATTTTCAGGCGAGGCCTCCGGCAACATATCAGACAGCACTTTCACGAACCGATCAGCAGCCCCAATCATGTTGATGGGCCAGCCGGACAGAATCTCCTGATGCAGTTTTTCAACATCGCCTTTAGCGGGGTCGGCCTGCCAGAGTGACATTGCAACCAGTCGGGCGCCGAGGCGAATATTTTGCTCCACCAGCAGCGGGTAAAGCGTTTTCTCGTCAGCATCTTCCGGCAGTTCTTTTTCTGCTCCGGCAATAAACTGCAGGTGCTCAATACGCTGTAAGGCAGAAAGTTCGTAAAGCGTAATTTTCTCTTCACCATACTCAAAGAGACCGGATTTCAGGTATTTAGACATTTTTACTCCGTAAAGGGGCTTTCGCCCCTCAGGGTTCAGGAAACGGTAACTTTACAGATCGCAATGAACTGACCGTCACTGGTCATCACCACGATGTCCGCCTGGCCGGCGGCCACGCCCTTAACGGTCAGGACATTGCCGGCCACAGTTACAGTCGCTTTCGAACGGTCGGAAGACGACGCCAGGAAAGTTTTATCCGTGGCGCCAGACGGGGTAACCGTGACATTCAGTGAATCGGAAGCATTGACCGCCAGCGCAAGTGCGGTTTTGCTCAGCGTCACGCCGGTCACCTGAGTAACGGGTGTTCGGGTCTCTTCCGCCAGGCTTGGCTTGCCGTTGTTACTGATCTTCACGCTGCGGGTGATCACTTCTTTTGCCGGAATGGTTTTACCCAGGCTGCTGATCCAGCCTTTAAACACGTCAACCGTACCGTTGGGGAATTTAATTTTGTAGGCGCGCACATCGCCTGCATAGAACCAGTCAACCAGCCCCTGCTGCCCGGGTTCACCCGGCTTCCAGGCCAGCACAAAGCTGGTTTCGCCAGCGGACTTTTCACCCTGTCCGGTGTTCGTCCAGTCAGCGTTGGGATCGTCAAGATAAGTATCGTCATAAGACTCCGCCGTCAGTTCCCCCGGCGTCAGTTCTTTAACCTTTGCCGTGCGCGTCCAGTCCGTGTCAGAAAGCGGGTTCGCATAGGGATCGCCGGAACCGGTGTACACCCAGAACGTGGTGCCGGCGCCCTTAACGGGCTCAAGAGGGTTTGGTGTTGGCATAATTTCCTCACATCACATAAGAGACAGAATATTGCAGGTCCGCCGAGCCCCACGTCGCCAGTTCGTCATCGCGCTGGTAGTCGTAGCCCCGGGCAGACATGGTTTCGAGAACGCCGGAAAGCGTGGGAATGCTGGCCATGACCGGATAAATGTTGTTTTCCATCCATTCATCCAGCGCCGAATCGGTGTCATCCCCTTTCAGAAAAACTTCGATATGCAACGTCGCCCGCCACATATCTTCGTCAACGGATTCGTCGGAAGACTCGGCGTCCGTGAGATACACAGCCACCGCCGGCAGATCCTGCGCGTCCAGTACGGACGGACGGCCATCAAACCAGGTCACAGCCTGAGCATTACCCGCCTTCAGGGCGTCAAGCACAGCTTTACGAATCAAAGGGTGTTTCATCTGGTGACTATCAGCCTCAGTTGGTTGCGAAGCGCGGCGGCCATCTCTTTAGCCAAATCGGTTTCGGTCAGCCGCTTACTTTCTTCCTTAAACGCCGTGGTTAAGGGTACTGCCAGCGGGATACTCACCACCTCAACCGGATATCGCGCCCGGGTGGTGCGGCGAAGCACATGCCAGCGCCCGTTTTTCAGTTGCTGAATGAAACCGCCGGGAAAGGAAAACTTACCGACGCGCAGTACACTGCCGGCACCGGATACGTCACGCCTGCGGCGGGAAAGCCTGACGCTGGCGACGCCCAGTTTGATGGCGGGAAGATTTCCGCGGTTGACCCGGATAGTCGCCAGCGGTTTACGGACGGTGGCTTTCTTCAGGCGGGCACGCTGGTTAACCAGCTTCCTGGGTACTTTCGTCTGTCCTGCAACACGCCGGGTGCTGTGGCTGACTGCCCGCACGGCCACGCGGTTAACAGCCTGAGAGGATGCACGTGGTACCGCAGTTTTACTGATGCTTTCAAGATTGGCGATGGCCTGCTCCAGTCCTTTGATGGACATGCTGCCCCCTTATTCAATCCAGATTTGCGGCTTTCCGTTGAACATTTGCTGACGGGTAATTTTGTACGTTTCACCTTTCCAGATGACGACATCATGCCGGCGCGGTTTCAGTGAATCCGAAAACACAACGAGGGACAGCCCCTCACCGGCCACCGGTCCCATTTCAGCCAGGAACTGGCTTTCGATGGCGTCGTACCCGGTGCCATTAATCAGCACACGCTCTCCCATCTGCCGGACAGTGGCGGCGTCCATGCGCGCCACCATTTGCCGGAAGCGGTTAGCCATTCAGCCTTACCGCGACTGAAGTGGCATTCGCGCCGGCAGCTTCCCAGGCTTTGCCGGCCGGTACCGCCCCGGTCGCATCCAGCTGGATTTTTCCGCCTTTGATATAAACCGCCTTACCCTGGGCGATATCATCTGCGGCCAGTTTTGGCAGGATCACGACGCCGGTCGTGCGTCCGTCGCCGGTTTCACCGGGTGCGATATCGACGATTGCCACCGCGACAACGTCACTGATTACAACGGGCGCGCCGCTGAGGATTGCGGAAGCACCACTGTTAGTGATGGCAATGGTATTGCCATCCTGAAGATAATTTTTCATGCAAGTCTCCACGGCCCCTGGCGGAGCCGAATTTCAGACACAAAAAAAGCCCTGACGGGCCACGGGAACTACAGGGGTGAGATTATTTACCGGTGGATTTGACCAGACCGCGGTAATCAAGCGGCGCCACACCCGCGTCGATACGCACTTTGGTGGCCACACCGTCTGTGGTGAAACCCTCCTGCTGATCGATGTACGGCGTATCGACGCCATTCAGGTAGGCAACCTCGATGGTGTCGCTGCCTTTCCGGGCGGCCAGATACCACGCAGCCGGGTCAGCATCATCAAGACGGGGCTCAGAAATGATTTCTGCAAAGTTCCGGATCGGGTTTTCGATACCGGCGTTGACGTCAGCACCCTTCACGCTGGCCGACTTGATGGTCTGGCTGGCTAAAGTTTCCAGCACCGTCGGTACCAGGACGTAAGCCGGGCGAATGTTAAGCGAGCGCTCCCCTTCTTTCTGTACACGCATCAGTTGGCGCGCTTTATCGAGGCTGGTGACATCGATAGCGCCATTCGAGAGGTTTTTGTGATCGGCACTGAACAGCGCCTTACCGTCTGACAGTTTTGGGTTTTCAATCAGTACCGCATAAACCAGATCGCCGATGGTGGCCTTCGCGGCACGCCCCATTTTGGTGGGGACATCAGTCAACTGGTTCAGATCATCATTGATGATGGCCTGGCGGGTAATGGAGAAAATCTCACCGTAGGTCGCCAGCGCGATGGTTTCGCCTTTATCGCCGGTGGTCACGTACTTATATTCAGCACCTTCGCGAACCTGACGCAGTGACGGGAAGCCCCCCATACCAACACGATGCGCGGTCTTGAAGTCGCTCAGGCTGCCTTTCTTGGTCCACAGCTCAAAGGTTTCCTCGGCCTCTTCCCAGCCCTGCAGCAGTGCTTTATTAGCAACGTCCAGCAGGATATTACCGAAATCAGAGGTGCTGTGCGTCAGCGCGAAGCCGACCATCTGCATTGGGTTATAACTTGCCACGCCGATACCGCGTTCTGTCAGGGACATACGCGCATACTCACGCAGGGTCATGCCGTTGTAGACGTTATCGCGTACCACATCTTCATAGCCGGCACGGGCCATCAGCGCCTGGCGAATACCGTCGCCCACGATATTCCCGTTACCCGCATAGATGTGGGTGGTGCTGGTTTTGTTGGAAGGGGTTGCTGTTTTGCCGAGCTCCGCCAGCAGCTTGTCCTTGGCCTGCTCAACGGTGCAGTCCAGATCGGCAATACACTGCGCCTGCAGTTCCTGGTGGCGGTTGCCGAACATGGCGAACAGATCATTAATGCCGTTGAGCCGTTCACGCTGTTCTGCAATCACCTGGGCACGGATGGTGTCAGCGTTTACCGGAACCTGCGGCGTATCCTGCGGCGCGGGGTTTTGCGGATCGCGGGTGGCGGTGTTGCGCGGCGGGGTGACCATATTACGAATGCTTTTTGGCATCTTCTCAAATTCCTCAATACGTTTTGAATGGATACAGGCCATCGCCTGCAGTGACGGGGTCACCTGGTCGGCAAAACCCTGAGCCAGGCACTCTTCGCCGGTAAGCCAGGTTTCGTCTTCCAGCATGGCGGCAATCTCATCATGAGATTTGCCTGTTTTGGCCGCGTAGGCCGGGATAAGAACACTTTCGACTTTGTCGAGCAGGTCGGCATAGTCGCGCATGTCATCTGCATCGCCGCCCGCGAAACCCCATGGCTTATGGATCATGAGCATGGTGTTTTCCGGCATAATGACCGGATTACCGACCATCGCGATGACAGAGGCCATTGACGCAGCCAGGCCATCGATATAAACGGTGATGGCGGCGCCGTGGAACTTCAGGGCATTAAAAATGGCGATGCCGTCGAAGACATCGCCACCCGGCGAGTTAATGTGCAGTTTGATGTGGGTGATATCACCCAGGGCTTTAAGGTTGGCCACAAACTGTTTTGCCGTTACCCCCCAGTAGCCAATTTCATCGTAGATGTAGATCTCGGCCTCGCTGTCGGCGCTGGCCTGCATACGGAACCAGCTATTTTTTACGCTGGCTTTCGGGCGGTTCATTACCCGGTTTCGTTTCCTGGACACTGGTGTCTCCTTTGTCATTTGCCGGGTCTGTGTCGAACACCAGCCCCTGTTTGCGGTTTTCATCAACCTCTGCTTTGCGGCGGCGTTTTACGTCATCCGGATTGGCACCGCGCGCGCGCACCCATTCGCTTTCCGTGGCCGCGCCACCGCGTAACAGCAGCTTCCACGCCGTCGCCTCTTTCACCGGATCAATCCACGGCATGACCGGCCCCGAATACACCGCGTTGTAAAGCGATGCCTTATCCATACCGCGTGGCAACTGGATTTCTCCTGAGGCGACAGCCATCTTCAGCCATGCGCGGTACATCGGGCGGGTGATCGCAGCAATAAAAGCGTCCTGGAGAATGAGGTAACCTTCAGTGGACTCCACCAGCTCCTGGCGCTGGGCACTGTAGGTACCGTCATAATTCCGGGCGATGCTGGAGAAGCTGCCGCGCGAACCCGCAGCAACCGCACGCAGCTGGCCGTTGCGGAAGGTTTCGAGGTTGGGATTGGGTCGGTCGGATTTGATCATCCCGATATCTTCACCGGGACGCAGATCATCAAACAGCATACCGGGCTCAATATTCAGCTCCCTGCTGTTGCCGCCGTTGCTTTCATCATAAGTCTGACCATCGCCTTTTTTGATGAACATGCCCAGCGCGGCAGCGATACGCGCTGCGGTCAGTTCGGCGTCCTCGTATTCCTTCAGTGCAGACAGGCGCATCATCACACCCGCCAGCAGGGAGTTACCGCGTAACTGGTGCAGGCGGCGCATGAACTTCAGATGCAGCATGTTTTCAGCGACGATATCTTTGGTTTCGCCCAGCATCATCCCTTCAGCGGGCATGTTGCGGTACACCAGATATTTCACCGGACGCCCCCAGTCGTTCAGATAGATGCCCTGGCTGAGTTTCTGACTGGGATCGGTTTTTTCCAGCGGGACAAAATCCGGCTCCAGCGCCTCGAGCCAGAACGGGATGCCTGCCACCGGTGACAGACCGTTTCCTGTACCGCTTACCAGCTGGGCAAATACTTCACCATCACGCAGCCAGGTTCGCGCCATCAGGCGCTCAAGCACAGGCCGCGTAAACTGCCCGGTTACGTCCGGAGAAACCGACCATTCCGCCCATTTTGCACGGATTTGTGTGGCAAGCGCGTCAGCCAGCTGACCGTTTTCCAGCAGCGGTTGGGGCTCCACAATGATGCCTTTCGCGCCGACGATACGCTCTTCCAGCTTGTCGAGTACGCCAATCACCAGATCGTGATTGCAGTCCAGCCAGCGCGCCTGCTCGCGCAGGGAGCGACCACCGAACTGGGTTAACTGGTTGGCGGTGCGGTTTTCGCGGCGGGCGCGGTGAGTACGCGTCGGCATAACCGCTTCATATGCCTGGATCACCATCCGGGAACGCAGCCGCGCTGCTTTCCATCCCGGTGAGAACAGGCCAATTGCATTATCCAGCAGGCTCATCGCGTAAACCTCGCCAGTTTAAATCCACCGGAACCGCGTCCCGCTGCAGCGGCAGTCGCCGACGCCAGTTTTCGCTCCCACTCCTGGCGGCCTTTACGGATTTCACTGAGGTTTTCCATGGTCATCTGCTGGCCATTAAAGGTGATGGATTTCCCCTGCAGCACGGTTAGCTCCGCCTCGGTGTAGCGGTCGACCATATTCCGGATATCGTTAAGCGTCACACCCAGCCTCCTGATGTTGATGGTGCCCAAACCGAGTCACGGGATGGTGACTTAGCCTTCGGCTGAGATACTGCCGGTACCGGCTTAGTAACAGCCTCCACAGCTGCCGGGCCATCTGCCATTTCAGCCACAACCCATGAGTCGCGGCGCGCCCATTCCGGCGCATCAGGCCATTTAATCTTTTCGTAACCATGCAGAATGACCAGCGCATGCGCATACACCATAAGGTCAAACGCCTCATTAGCGCCCTTACCGGGCTTCGTCCATTTTCCATCAGGGGAACGCTCCTCATAGGTCAGTTCGTCGTAGAACCACTCCCCCAGCCAGTCGGGGAAATGAACATAGTTCGGCCCGGGAACATCACGCCAAAGGGCGTTGTTGATCCGGTCCTTCAGTGCGTTGGTTTGCAGAAGATAAAGAGGAACGTCACCTGCCGCCTTTGCGCGGCGGGAGGAGCGCCCGGTGTTATCGGGATACGTTCGGGTGATGAGTTTTGCACGTGCCTGACTGTCACCCTTGAACAGCCAGACTTTGCGCTGCAGACCGTCACGGCGACAGCGCCGCCAGAATTCATAAGCGTTATCCGTCACCCCGTCTTCACCGCCGGAGTCCACCGCCATCGCCATCAGACCCATGCGCTTTCCGGGCTCGCCTTCGATCGCCCAGGTTTTCTCCAGCACATCCGTGCGCAGCAGTTCCCAGTCTTCCGGGTAACTTGCCGGATCGATGTGAAAACTTTCTCCGTCGGCGTTGGTACGCAGGGACTGAAGGATGTTGTAGCGGTCCACTATCCACCGCTCACCCTGTGTGCCGTAACCCACGACCTGAACAACAAAGCGGCGGTTGCGTCCGCCCTGCACATCAACCGTGGCCACAAGAAACTGAACACCGGCAGGCACCCGGCGTTTTTCCACCGGCTCGGCGCGCTGTTGCAGCGCTTCACCCTTACGCTGGTTAAGGCCGGATCGCGGAAGGTAAGGAAGCCCCCAGTCAGTATTGATAACCGTTTTGAGTGTTTCTTCACTGCCCGTAACTTCGTATTCCTGCTCAGCCGTCAGCAGCTTGTAAACCAGTTGTGCCCAGGTCTGATATGCCGCGGCAGGCCCCTCCATCCAGAACGAGGCGATGCGGGAGCGCCGCGCCTCGCCGGAGACAGTGCCGTCGCGATCAATTTGCTGGCCTTCGCGCAGCCAGACCCCCTTCAGGTTGAGCGTACGCTTCATATCTGCGGTGATTTTCCCGTTGCATGACGGGCAGCAGATATGCGCGGCTTCGCTGGCTTTAACGGTGTCACTGATTTCGCGATAGCCGGTCATGGCATGCATTTCCGGCTGGAAATATTCGCCGCAATGCGGGCACGGCCAGTACCAGCGGCGGCGATCGCCGCGGTTATAGAGCGCCAGAACGCCGGTAGTCGGCGGCGCTTCATGGGGCGACGTGCGCCGCCATTTGGTATCAATGATGTCCCGCCCGGGAGAGCTTTCCACAAGCGTCATCCCCGAGGACATAAAGGTGGTGGTACGTTTTGACGCAAGCGAAAAGGCATCACCTTCCCCGTCGATATCCTCGGGGAAACGATCATAGTCAGTCAGCGCCACGCACTTGTAATCCGAGGAGGACATGATGTTTACGGACGGCCAGCCGATCTTCAGGTAGTTGCCAGCCCGGAACGTGCGGTCGTGAACGTTATTATCGTTACGCCGTGGACTGAGCCGGCTCTTAACCTCAGGACTACAGCGAAAGGTACGGTCAAGACGCTTTTTCGAGTGTTCGCGCGCCTTCTCTTCCGTCATCTGTATGATCAGCATATCGGAGGGATCGCACACCACGTTGTAAACCACCCACCCGTCAATCAGGCCAATAGTTTTCCCGGTTCGTGCCGGGCCAACAAACACGACGGCATCATATTCACGCGATGCCAGGCAGTTCATTGGCTCTATAACGTAGGGTGCAAGGTTCGGGTCCCACGGGACCGAGTTTCCTGCGCCCATAGGGACACGCATATATTTACTGACCGCCTCGGCCACCAGCATGCGTCGCGGGGCACGAAGAATTCCAGGCATATCCCTGCGGATACCCCTTGCGGATGCCCGCTTCGCCATCAGTCCTCCTCAGGCTGGTCCTCCTCCGGTTCGGCGTCCAGAACGCGCTGGGCTATCTGGTCGCGTAAATCATCAATAACACTCTGCACGCGGGCGACGGCTGCGGGCGATAATGCGCAGTCACGCTCCAGGATGTCGGGTAACGTTTCCAGAACCTGAACCACGGCTTTAGACATGACAGCAAACTCCCGGGCAACCTGCTCTGCCGGAATAAGCTGCCCTGTTTCCTGCTCGAACTTGATTCGCTCGTTCTCAGCTTTCCAGTGAGCCAGCCTGTCAGAGGGTTGCATATCATCCACAGTGGCGGAAACCGTGGGCACCATGAGTTCCGTCAGGATGTCGGTGACCAGAAAAAGTTTCAGCTTGCTGTTACTGCCAGGGGCTGGCTCAACGTTTTTAAGCCTGGCGGCTACCGTCTGGCGATGCACATTCGTGATCCCGGCGAGCTGGTTGATGTTGAGCTTCAGGGAAGCGATTTCCTGGTCCATGATGGTGAGCACTTTTTAACCGTTTCGACATCTTTGCAAATCGCCACCGCGAAAAATCAGCGACTTGCGCACATGATGATGATGACCACAGATCTCAAAAACCAGCCGTTTTCCGCGTGCCCGCCGCCTCGTGGCTAAGCCCCCCTCCGGGAGGACCCGCTATGATGAGATATATTCTCATTTGCATTTGAGCAGCACTTCATTTAGCCGTCCAGATGTCTTTCATGGACGATTAAGGGCGAACTAATCAGCGTCCGCAATTGAAAAGCAATCCACCCGGTTTCAGCGCGTTGCGGATGGTATCGTTTAGCGCCTGCTCGATTCCCTTCTGAACGCTAATCACAGTTGAAGCGTGAGCAGCTGATTGCGCATTCACTTGTTCCACCAGCGACCGGAACACTTCACTGTTACGCACCGCATCAATAACGGCTTCACGCATATCATCAGATAGACGGTATTTGGTATCACTGCTGCCAACAGCATGCTTAGCAGAAATTACGTTAGGGCCGGGGAAGCCGCCAAAAGGAAGAGGCTCGCCATGAAACTTGTATGCAGTGGTCTTTAGCGATACAGGATCGTGCTCATCAGCTACTTTCATCAGGCGGTCGTCTGACTTGCCTGCGAGTTGCCCGGACACGATTACGGTGCCTATTTTGACGTTGTAAATGGCGCAGCCCTGAATATAAGCATCGTTGATAAAGTTCTGGCTTACCCGTTCAGCGTCGACCTGTAATGAATCAGGCTCACCAACAATATGCGCCTCTCCTGATTTATTGAGGTGCCAGCCATCACCTGATGCAATTACCTCTTCTGACTTCAGGCGTACTCGGCTGGTGCCATTTCGGATACCGTAACGGTCCACCGTTTCTACCACCAGCTGGTAACCCTCTGGCTTGATAACTGTGAGCGAATGGTCATAACCACTTGTCGTCATTCCTGCGAAGTCGCGACGACCAACAAGCAACCTTTCATTCCCTTTAACGGCAATTACATGTGCAGTGATGTGCTCGCCTGACATAGATGTTGAACCATCGTTACTATGAGACTGCATGCCTAATGCCGGAACGCTGAGGACGATTTTCGTCATACGGAAAGTATTGCTCATTTGTCGTTTCCTTTTAGGCGTGAGCCTGTCGCACGGCAAAGCCGCCGAAAGTTAACGGCTTGCCCAGGCTCACAGCTGAAAGACTTTCTTTGATGTGCGCGTACGAGGCGCATAAAAAAACCAGCATAAGCTGGTGGTTTGTTTTACCTGATATGGGAGTTAATCAAAGCTCACCCTGTTGATGAGATATTTCCCATACAAGATATTTACGGTGAATTTAAATTAGTAGCGTAACGAAAATGCATTTGCATGCTCTAAGCAACAGACTGGATTTCATGTTGCTTAGAGTTTTTTCTTTTAATCACTGCTATTCAGCATCGTATTCTGTAACAGCCTTCTACAAAACCTATAACTGGTACGCCGCCAGTTTCAGATAGGCGGCAAGCGCCTTTGCGGACGAAACATAACTGACTGATGCAACATGGACTGCAGTCACTTTCCCGTTAGGTAACGTAAAAATTGCAATCCTGACAGGAAGCTTCAATACATTACCCTTCGCACATACATATGTCATCCACTCTGTACCGGCAGGCAGTTGAGTCAGCTCGACTGGTTTTTTTCCTATAAAAAGTATAACGTTCACCATGATTGTTCTCCCTGTATGCCGCGCGAACAGCTTATATGAAACCAGCTGATCGCACCCTGTACAAACGAAACATGGTAAAGATTAGGCTAAAAATTTAAATTTGTTCCGGCAGATCCACACCTGTCTGTCTGGTTCAGAGCGCGAAGTGGCAGGTTCCGCCAGGATAACTCCTCAACTTAACTTACTGACTTGCAACGTTTACAACAGGAGCCATACTGATAATGCCTGCCGAACCGGGAAGCCATCTCCGTGGCTGCCCTTGTTCTTTGAGAAGATGATGTGTTTGCACTATCTCCTTCGCCTCCTGTTGGAGGCTTTTTTTATATTTTTTTGCTGCGTTGATGTTGTGAGGCACCAGCCAGCCTTTGCATAAACTGCACTGCTGACCGTAAATAACCCGACCGGGTGCTTCCTTTAAAGTATTTCTTGCAGGCTGGTGTAATAAGGATATATAGCCCGAACCCAAAACCAGTAAGGCATGTAATATGAAACACTTAATCGCTGATTTAATCGAAAAGATTGCTGATCAGGAAGCATCCAAAAAAGAATCCCTTGCCCGGCTGGATGCCCTGAAAATTGTTGTCACGGCTTTGTTCGCTAAGCTTGACTCGCAAACAAAAGATGCCATTCGGGAACACATCACCGATGCCTTTGAGAAATTAGCTGAGGAAAATTCATCAGACCTGGCCGATCTGGAACGACTGAAAGAAGCCACATCTGACTTACTGAGCCGAAAAATAGTTCTGCCGTCGTTCCCTGCCGAAACGGTGAGCTCACGGGATTCCCGCTGATAAAGCACGGTAAACTCTTTTTTAATTCAGACACTGCGCCCTGATGTAATCCTGCAAATACTTCAGGGCTTTCTGGTCGCGGATGATTCCGGATCGGATACTGAGAACGTTTCGTCCAGCAACGTCAGCGAGTTCGACGGTTCCTGCATCGCCCACGCCGCCGGTGGAGGTGGTGTAGTCTTGGGCGGGACACTTTCCTTTAACGCGCACCCGGCCACCATTATCGAGACGCTTACGCAGAGCATCATTTTCACCATTCGCATCGGCAAGCTCCTTTGTGTATTTCGCATCGAGTGCCGCGACATCGCGCTGGCGTACCTGCATGTCGGTGATGGTGGCGTTCGCCAGACTGAGCGCCTGCGTTTTCTCGTCACGCTGTTTTTTGTACTCAATGGCGTTATCCCGGTACCGGTTGACCTGCAAGGCCAGTATGACAATCAACACCAGCACCACCAGCTGAAACCAGTACTTCTTCAGCAGCGCCTGGATCATAACAATGCCGCTCGTGCACGGCTGTAACGCTGACGGCGGTCTTCAATGCCGTTCTGACCACCATTAATAATCTGCGAGATGCGGGCCAGGTCGCAGGAGTAAAGCAAACAACCGCTGGTGGCGTAGAACCATGCCGCCGAGCGTGCCGCATTAAGGTCCTGCTCCAGCAGTTCCGGACTGGTGACCAGGTCGAGTTTCAGCGCGGCGCCACAGCGACGGTAATTATCCTGACCGGTGATCTGAATCAGGCCGCGTCCTCGATATTTCCAGCCATCACCCGGTGCTTTATTGCCAAGTCGTTTGCTGTAAACCAGATTGGCAATGGCACGCTGGCGCTCCAGTGGCAACACTTTTTCATACGAACGGCGGCCCAGCGCATTAGCCTGGTCCTGAGTAAGTCGCCCGGCGCGAACGAAATCCGCCAGGCCTGCCACGCTGTAATTCATGCTCTCCATCAGCCGGGTGAAGCCAACAGATTCATGCCCGGTCTGCGCGATAAACATCGCCTGGTCAGCCGGTGTAGTGATACCGAATTCTTTCATGGCCGTTTCAATGTGCGGAAACCAGCGCGCAGCTAATCCGGCGCTTATACCAGCCGCCTGCTGAAATTGTGATTGTTTCATTCCGGCCTCAGTACATGGAAGAGCCGCGCAACGTTGCCCCGGGCGCGGAACACGGCAGCGCAGATTACAAGGTTGATGGCAACTGTTGCCCAGTGGGTATGCAGGTAGGAGTCAAACAGATACCGGAACGGCACCGATGCATACGCCAGAATTATCAGGTAGGCCAGCCAGGACGCCCACGGGTTATGGCGCCCGCCAGGCTTACGGAACATCATCAGGCGCAGAACAATGGCGGCACAGGCCACCACGTTCGTCACCACCAGCGGATCGTTAATTACCATTGGTTCCCCCTCTCCAGCGTGCCAGCAGCTTTAGCGGGTCCTGTTCACTGAAAAACGTCAGCGTCTTGATTGCTACGGCAGAAAGCATTACCGCGCCGAGAGCATCCAGTGGCTTATCTGCGTAGCCGGTTATACTCGCCAGCCACGAACCCACCAACCCGGAGCCATAGACGCCAGCAAAATACGAAACGACGAAATACGCGGAACGGCGAAAAATCGTCAGGTCGGCAGCGGTGGCCACGTAAAACACGGCCCCAGCAAACGCGCCGAACACCACGCCGTAATCGGTGCCAGTGAGCAATCCATAAATGCTGGCACCAGTCAGCGCGCTACCGGCGGCTGCGGTACCGGAAAAAGGTTCGGACATTACGCCCCCTCGTTAGTGGTGAGTCCTCTCAGGAATGAGGGGAAATAAAAAAGGCCACTTTTAAAGTGGCCTAGGTTAATAAAAAATCAATTTAATTAGGGAGATGCTGTTTCTTTCCTCTCCATTCAAAAGAATCAAATACGGCTTGAACAATTTCTCTTATTTTTCCAAGGCTCTCAGTAGAAACATCAACCTCACCGAAATGCCCATTCGCCATAGTGGTTCCGAATTTTGTGCCATGTAAATTATTTAATACTAGCGCGCCATTTGGCGCGTAAATACCGCCACTATCAATAGGCTTCAGTTTTAACGGTTTGCCAAACACGAGTCCGCGCGCCCTGTCTTCAAGATGGTGAGATGAGTTCCTGACTTCACGTAAATGAGGCAAAACAGCGCTTATTCCCTGATGTATAATTTTTAAATTCTCAGGGACCCCGGGCTCGCTTGATAAGACATACAAAAATCTATCAATCGAATCCAGTGCGTATAAAAAAGATTTAGCATATAAAAAAATTAATGCATGACTGTGGCTTCTTGGCAGTTCTCCTTGCCCCCATTGTTCACGCTTGAACCTCGCATCAACTTCAAAATTCAATGCATCATTATGATCATATTGATTCAGACCCATCTCTTGCCGAATCAAATTTTCTAAATCATCTCGACGTTTTCTTTCTTCTTCCCACGACTTTAATAAAGGTTTTGCTAACTCAATATTTTTAGAATACTCAGTTATAAAGAGATTTAAAGAAACATTTGCCTCTACAAAGGCTTGCTCAATATTAGATAATAAAATTTCTATTTTATGAGCCCATTCCCAATCAGTACTCGCTAGAAAATTCCCTGGTTTTGTTAGTTCGAATATAATCATTCGCTTTCCTTACAAGGTAACATTGAATGATTTTATTACTATAGGAGAAGTATTTTGTTAAGGGTGTCGCAATTCCATAAAAAACCCCGCTTAAGCGAGGTTTATAAATTAATTACACCAATCCCATGATTAACGTCAAATTTACACAAAAACGGCAACTTTGCAAGTAACGTGACACTAAATTATGAGATTTATATCATATCCTGCGTACGTGTTACCTTTTTTAGCTGTGCATCTGCAATGCTTTCTTCCTCAAAGCATTTGGTTACCAGACTTTCATAGAACGGCTTCCAGCTGTAGCGCCATGTACGGTCCGGCAGGCTGTCCAGCTGCGAAAGAACGCCGCGGTATGCGACAGATGATTTTGGTCGACTGTAGCCCCTTCCCTCGCAACGTTTACACTCTTTATAAACAGGGACCCCCTGAAGCTCCGACTTCTTCCGATCCAGAGTTTTCCCCGTTCCGCCACACTGGCAGCGCTTACTAATTTTTCCGGTACCGTCACATTTGCCACACAGCTGGTGATCCAAATCCTTTACCTGGCGGAAGACTTCAAAATCCGAAGGAGACTGACCCATATCTTTGGCGAACTGAGGCAGACGCATTGTGTAATGGCTTTTGGTGATCACGCTGGTTTTAGTGATCAGTCCTTTACCATGACATTTCGGACAATCGTAACTATCTGCAGCTGATGACGCGTAATCGTTAAACGCGAACCGGGCGAGGATCCGCATGCATAGCGGAAACTTTTTCCCGGCTGCTTTACGCACCGCCATTGGCGCGCGCAGTTTGGCGTATTCAGCCAGCCAGGTTATGGCGGCATTTTTATCCTGTGGGCTGATCCCAGCTTTCCCCAGGTACATGGCAAGCCCTATGCCTGCATCCGCCTGAGTCATACCCAGCGCCGTCATAACATCCGTTACTGTTAATTGCTCGCTCGCAGTAGCGCGTACACTCTCAGAAATATGCATCCCTTTTGGGGCGAAAAATTTTATTACGCTGTCCAGATTCATCGCGGTCTCCACTCCGTCTATGCCAGAACGCCGAGCGCAAACGCCCGGTCCAGCAAATAAATAATCAGTTCAGGCTGCGTGCCGTATTTTTGTTCAAATGCTTTAGGGTCGTTATGCAATTCGGTGTGGTGTATACGGCAAAGCGGGATCGTGAGGAAGTCATGCGCTTTGGTACCCAAACCACCCTGCCGCCAGCCAATAAGATGATGAGCATCGTCAGCTGGCTGGCCACAGCACTGACAAGGCTGAGTTTTAACCCAGCGGAGAAATTTCGCGTTCCGCCAGCGGTGAAGTTTGGGGCGTGACATGGATGCCGCTGGCGGTTCTGGATCTACCGCAATATTCACTATGGTTTTTACCAGTTCCTTGAGGAGCGATTCTCGAAGTGCCGCGGCGTCATCAGATTTACCCTGCATGATGCTGGTGGCCGTTACTTCCGGCTTGATATCGCTTTCCCGCGTAACAGACTGAATAAACTTCGGAGGCAGATCAAAGGCGCGGCGGGCAATGCCTTCAGGCAGCAGATCGGTTAGCGCCATGCGAAACGCCCACCAGCACAGTTCCGCCAGAGAAACTTCACGATACTCATCAATGCGCAGCTTTAAACGAATCTGGTCTATTACCCATTCCATAACATTGCGCTCGGCAATAGCCTGCAGCTGCCGGGTTGAGTGGTCGCGCAGCAGGTTGTCACAGCTCCAGCACAACCTTATTGCGCCCGGTTCATGCCGCATCGTTACCAGTTCGTGATGATGGTATTCGCTATGCGGCCACTGACATCCGCCGCGGCGCAGTAGCCAGTTTTCCAGCGAAGTTATCCCACCTGCGGCCTGAATGACTCTCGAATCAAGCAGGAACGGACTAAGCTCGGGATCCTGTGCTAAGGGTTGATGCGCCTCCGGTACCGGACCACTCTCAAGGTGTGCCATATTGTCGGGCTGGCGTTCAACCAGCACCCGGCCAGAACTGAAGATGCTCATCAGCTCACTTCCCGGCTTCAGCAGAACAATACCCAGCCCTCTGGCGATATCGGGTTTCAGGAGAGCTCGCATTGTGGTGCCTCCCTGATAACGATCTGCCCGGTTTCGCCCCAAACCTTCGTTACCCGACAATCCCATACGTGGGCGTCGTCCGCGTAGATGGCATCCATTAGCGCCTTCAGCATGTTGTCGCAATCAGGTTTTGCCTGGTGGGGCTGGCCGTCATACTGCAGGCGCTTCTTCTTACTCCAGCTCGGTGGCATCGGGAGGATGAACGTAACGTGTGCTCCGGCTTCTGGTAGCTCGACGCCCAGCAGCCGAACGTGATCGCAGAACGCGCGGTACCGGAGAACCTCGGGGCGTTTTTTCCACTTATCAGCACGCGTCATGCGTGGTTTACCCATAGGGGTAATGTTGTAGACCTTCATCAACGACCCCACATCCGCTGCTGGTAAGTTTTATCTGAACGCGGCGCCTGACCTGATTCGGGCAAAAGCGCGCTAACTATCCAGTGCCGGAGATCGCTTGAGAGGCTTCTTTCGGTTTTGATTCCGTTCCGGTTGTAACGCACCACCAGCTCGTCGGCTTCTTCCGTGGTGAGATTGTCGTATTTGAACCAGGTCATTTTCATTGGGCACCACCAGCGGATACCGGATACGAAAAATCGCTGGCGTCGATTAACGTCAGTGAAAGGATTGTTTTGATGTGATTTTGCGCCATGGTATCTCTCCGTGGCGCAGCAGGTTGCGGGTTGTTCAGGCCCGCGGTGAGAGTCTAACAGAGGGAATCGAAACGTGGTAGCCAGCTTTTTTTAGCATCTCGGTAAACATGGTCGGCGTACCAATTATCTCGTCTTCCGCCAGCGGCATGAAAGAAACTAAATCGCCCCGTCGGTACATCAGGGCGCGCTCGCATTCTGGAAAAGAATGCAGTTTCGCCACAATAACGCCATCATCGCAGCGAATCACCACGTAACCTTTAGACGGCATGTCATCAACATCTTCCACTTCTTGTCCCCCTGCTAAAGCCTGAACGAATCATTACAAAAGCAAAAATCAGTAGAACCACTCGTCAGCACTTTCCCAGGTTTCCTGCAGAATATTAGCGACCTCGTCTTTATCGCCACCGATAACATTGAGCCCGTCATTTTGTGCCCGACGAATGGTCAGCTTGCACCCTTCGTAGCGCTTGTTTAATCGTTTTAAAAGTTCGTTTTCCAGCGCCGGGATCGCGCCATCAGGCAGTTTTTTTGTACGTTCGATAGTGACTTCAACCTTCATGATC